CTTTAAATATCCCTAACTATAGCACTGACTTAAGTGGATACGTAACACTAGGAACGGACCAAACTATTACTGGCCTGAAGACCATTCTTAGAGGCGGTGACGTGCTTAATTTTAAAATTGGTACAGATACCCTCTATGGGTTGAAAGTCGCTTACAATCAAAATGAGTTAGCCCCAAGTGGCGAGGCTACATGGAGCTTTGTAAATACATTTAATAACGGGAGTGGCACTGGGCTAGAGACTACTCCTATATCATTCTTTAGAGGTGTACTAGTTACAGGACAGAGACTTGTAAGTGCATCTGTAAATACAAACATTCTAGACTACTACGGAAACAATCCAAGCGGCAGATATCCTGTCTACGCTTACAACACAGGGGTGCAGCAGTTTGCTTCAAGCATTATTGTTGGAGAGACTGATGGTGTTGTTAACGCTGTTACAGGGGCTATTGCAGACCTACCAGCAGGTGTGGTCGCTAACTTCAAGGGGCGTGTGATTGGTAGCAACGCTGTCAACAACGATGAGTTCGCTACACTTGGTCAGGTCACCTCTACAAGTAGAGCTGCTATCAGCCTAACTACAACAGGCACTAGCGGTGCAGCTACTTACGATAATGTAACAGGTGTTCTTAATATCCCTGAGTACCAAGGAGGAGTAACTAGCTTCAACACTAGAACAGGGGCTGTTACATTAACTAGCCTTGATGTGACTAATGCTTTGGGTTACACTCCTGTTACTGACGCTAGGACATTAACTATTAACGGTGTTGGGTATGACTTGACAGCAGACCGTTCATGGACTGTAGGTGTCAACCCATCAGCTAGAGAGATAGAGACGTTCATAGCCACATCTGGTCAGACTACATTCACTGTAACAGGTGGGTACACTGTAGGGCTTGTGGACGTGTTCATTAACGGTGTTCGACTTACATCCTCTGACTACACAGCTACTAACGGCACGACCGTGGTGCTTACTGTAGGCACAATGGTAGGCAACATTGTCGACATCATTAAGTACACCTCAGGGCTGGTGAACAGCATCTCAGGGACTGGCACAACTAACGAGCTTGCGTATTTCACAGGCTCAACAGTTATATCAAGCTTAAGCACTGCGACCTACCCATCCTTGACTGAGCTAAGCTACGTGAAGGGAGTGACAAGCTCTATTCAAACCCAGTTGAATGGGAAGCAGAACACACTTACTAACCCAGTCACTGGGACTGGTACTACTAATACCTTACCAAAGTTTACAGGAGCTACTACTTTGGGTGATAGCTTATTTACCGACAATGGAATAAACGGAGGATTTGGAGGAGCTAATTATACAAGTGGAACAGGATTAAGAAGTTTTAATATTTCAGCACAGGATTATCCTGGATTATCATTTTGGGCAAACAATCAAAATACTGCAACCATTTTTGGTTTAGGATTTACTGGCACTTTAACTTTAAATGCTGACCCCAGTAATATTTTTTTTGACTCTAAAATTGTTATGTCTACGGACGGAACAGATAGATTAACAGTATTTAGTAATGGAAATGTTTCAATAGCAAACTCACCAACAGACAACGGAGCAAGGTTGCAGGTTAGTGGTACGGCTAGAGTAAGCGATTCAATTACTATTGGACCAACTGATTCAGTTTGGAATTTAACAACATCTAATAAATTACAATTACAAAATTCATTATTAATTGGATATAGTACAATTGGTACTTTTTTAACGATGAATTTAAATTTTAATGGAGCGTGGAAATATATTTCTAACGGCTTTGCGTCTTTGTATTCTCAAGATTCTGGAGACCATATTTTCTTTACAAGTACAAGTAGTACTGCTGGAGCAAATGCTACATTAAATGAAAGATTTAGAATAGCCAACACAGGCGCAGCTACCTTTAATCTAGGTTCAGGTGAAATGAGATTAAATAGAACTGGAACATCTGAATATTTAAAATTAAATACATATTATTTATTAACGGATGGTAATGACCAATTGCTTGGTTCAGTTACTGGAGCAACAAGTATATACGCTGGAAATGGGGTTTCTCCTAGACTAACCATCACCTCAGGCGGCAACGTCTTGATTGGAACGACAACGGATAGTGGAGAAAAATTACGAGTTCAAGGGCAAATAGGTATTTATGGTGCTACGGTTGCCTCTGGTTATAATAGGGCATTATATGTTAGAGGAGCACAAAATGTTGCAGATGGTGCAACTTTAACTTTATCCGTAACAAATACTTCATTAATATTTATTGCCGAAAATAATACTGGAACTGGAGCATTGTTTTTCTGTGGATATGCAAGTGCCACAATTACCAAAATATCAGACCCAAGCAATATGTTTGATACTGCTGATACTGCTGGAAAGATTTGTATTTTTAAAAACGCAGTAACTGACGTAGTAACTTTAAAAAATAGGCTTGGAAGTAGTAGAAATATTACAGTATCTTATATCGGAGTATCGGATTAAAACAACACTAACTAATGAGCAAGAATACTGGAACATCGGAACTGATAAACTACTTTGACTTAGGTGTCAATGGGGATGTAGGCATTGCAGGAAGCTTAGATGTAAACACTATTGCTAATGCTACTACTGATACTGATAAGTTCCTAGTCTCAGATACAGGGATTATTAAATACCGTACAGGCGCAGAACTCCTCTCAGATATTGGTGCTGCTCCAGCAGTTGCTGGTGGATATCTTCCATTAACAGGCGGTATTTTAACAGGCACTACAAGAATGGACGGTAGTGGTGGAACTGCTCCAGCAATTACAATGATTTTTAATTCAGGTATAAATAGATTATTAGCACCATTATTAAGACTTTATGGAGCAACAAATGAATCTTCAAATTATATTGAATTGTTTGGTACTCTTGCTACTTCAAATAGAACAATAAACTTTCCAGATGCATCAGGTACAGTAGCGTTAACTAGTCAAATCCCTGCTAATCCTGTAGGAGGCACTGGTACAAGTGGAACAATTCCTGTTTTTACTGGCAGCACAACTATTGGTAATAGCATCATACAATCAAATGCTACTCAAGTAAACATTGTTGGCAATGGCTCGCAATTGCTTTTTGATTCATTAGGCTCAACTAAAGATGGAGGGATTGGATATACAAATAGTTTTGATTTATTAATAAATAATAGTAGAGGTGTTGGAAGTGCTATTTATTTAGGAAATATAAATATGGATTTTCATGTTAACGTATCAGGAAATCCTAGACTTAGAATTACTAGTGGTGGAAATCTACTAGTTGGAACAACAACAGACGCTGGATTCAAGTTTGACGTTAACGGTACTGGGCGGTTTAGTGGGGCATTGACAAGTACATTGTCCTCAGGTATTTTCTTAAACAATTCTAGCGGAGGCACAAATGCAACTCAAATTAGAATAAATAATACGAGCGGAGATTTAAGATTAGGAATTGAATCCTCAACTGGTCAAACTATTCAACTTGGGACTTTAGCATACGCAGCAGTTTTTGGAAACCAAGCTAATAATGCAGTTCAATTTACTACAAACGGAACTGCTAGAATGACAATACTTGGAGGCGGCAACGTTGGTATTGGAACTTCTAGCCCTATTTACCCTTTACATATAACTTCTAATATTGGAGATTACACAGCTGCAATTATAAATACTAACGGCTCGGATAATGCTGGATTGTTAATTAAAGCAGGTGTTAATTCAGGAAATTCAGCTTTAAGAGTACAAAAAGGAAATGGTACGGATTTATTTTTAGTTGATGCAAGCGGCAACGTTGGGATTGGGACACCTAATGTAAATGCTGCATTACACATATCATCAGCGGGATTTGGTAGTACAGGAAGAGTGTTTCAATGGTCTGGTGCTACAACAGGAACGCAATATTTTGATGGCGCAAATTCAGGGGCTAACTTGGTTTGGGGAATGGAAGGTAGTTCTGGAGGAGTTTTATATGTAGGTGCATCTCCTTACTCAGCAGTTTTTGGAAATGAAAATAATTATCCAGTTCAATTTGGAACTAATAATGCCATAAGGATGACCATCACCTCAGGCGGCAACGTGCTGATTGGAACGACAACGGATACAGGCGCAAAGTTAAATGTTATGGGGTCGTACATGAATTACCCTGTAAGTATTGAAGCAATGGCAGGAGGAGGTCAATTAGCTTTAACTAGAGGAGGTGCTGTAGCTGAATTCTATATGGGTGGAAGTACAGGAGGTGGCACTCAACTATATGTAAGGTCAGGAGGAAGTGGAGGAGTTAGATTGGATGCTGGTTCTACAGGATGGGTATCAGCATCTGATATAAGATTAAAGGATATTAAAAAGCCTATAGAAAAAGCAGTTGAAAGTTTGTCAACACTTCAAACAGTCTACTATTCTTGGAAGGATTCAGACAATAAAAGTCTACATATTGGATTAATTGCTCAAGAAGTTGAGAAAGTTTTTCCTGAGTTAGTTTCAGAATCTTCTATAGATGGAATGAAAGGAGTAAATTATACTGAATTAATACCTGTTATAATAAAAGCAATACAAGAACTAAACAAAAAAATAAACGCATGAAAACAATCGAACCCGTCTCAATCTGGGACAACGGACAAGTACTAGAGGCAACTATCTTAAATGCCTACGCTGTAAATGTTACACTAGGAACAAGTGCGACATTCTATTATCAGCTATTTTCTCAAACAGTTGAGGGTAATGTAGCTCAACAAGTGGCACAAGGAAACTTGAGCATGACTGGTGAAGCATACGCTCAATGGGAAGTGGACTCCTACGCATGGGACTGGGTAGCAGCACAGCTGAACCTAACCATCACTGGTGACTATGTACCACCAGTTCCTCCTGCACCTGAGCCTACTCCTGAGCCACCTGTAACCGCTGAATAATCATGGCAAAGATAAGCTCATACTCTACAGACGCAAGCGTCTCATATAGTGACAAGCTCATTGGTACTGATGCTGAGGACAGCAACGTAACCAAGAACTACACTATCGGAAGCATTTTATCTATGCCTCTACCATCGGTGCCTGTATACGCTAACAACGCAGCAGCACTAAGCGCAGGGCTTGTGGCAGGGAACGTGTACAGAATTACAGGAACAGACCAACTAGGGGTGGTGCATTAAGCACTCCCCTATTAAAATTTAATCTAATGGACATAAGAAAGATATCGGTAGGCCCTGACTATAAGGGCAGCGCAATGCATTACATTGTGGGGCAACGAGTGCTAGGCGACTCCAATGAAATACATCTAATTAAATTTGATGAGGCAAAGAACTCCTTCAAGATATTTATTATTAACGATAAATTAGAGGTAGTGCTTTGGAAAGAATTTAATTCTACAATACCCGTATCTATCGAATACAATATTAATATCTAATGAAATCCCCATTTTACTTTATTGCAAAGCCCATAAACGGCAAGAGGTACGACAACACAAAAGACATCGGTGGCATAGAGCTAATAGTAAGCACATCTGAGGAGGACCACAAGTTCTCCAATAGGTTCGCTGAAGTAGTGGAGACACCACTAGGATACAGAGGGCCAATTAAAATTGGAGACACCTTACTAGTTCACCACAATGTCTTTAAGTTTTACAATGACATGAAGGGTCGTCAAAAAAGCGGTAAGTCGTTTTTCAAAGATGACCTTTTTTTCATTGAGCCCGACCAGTTCTTTATGTATAAAAGCAATGGAACATGGAACGCTTACGACAGGTACTGCTTTGTCAAGCCAATTAAGGCTACTGATAGCTACATCAAAAAGCCAATCAGTGAAGAGCCTTTAGTTGGCATAATGAAGTATCCAAATGAATACCTCTTAACCAAAGGCGTGAAAGCTGGGGACATGGTCTGCTTTAGTCCTGATAGTGAGTACGAGTTTACTGTTGATGAAGAAAAACTTTACAGAATCTTTGACCATCAGATAACAATTAAACTATGAATTTACTATCTTTTGACAACGTACTCCAAGACCCAACATATTATGTATCCGAGATTTATTTATACGGATTTCAAGACGTGGCAGATGGACAGAACATCTTCAGAAACATACAGCCTAGAGGAAATCACGATGACTTTGCCAAATATCTATCTAAATTATTTCCTGATTATAAGGTAGAGTTTAATTTTGTGAGGAGGTCTCCATTGAATCAGGAGGAACCAAACTTTATTCACACGGATGAAATGATGGGAGACATCACTTGCATTCTGTATTTAAATGAGATGTGCCCAGTTGATGATGGCACCACAATATATGACAAAGACAATAACCCATTGGTTGTGGTCTATTCAAAGTTCAATAGGATGATTGCTTTTAATTCTGACTTGCCCCACTCTAGAAATCTGTTCGAGAACTTTGGAGAAGGTGAGTCAGCTAGATTAATTCAGGTTGCGTTTTTAAAGTACAAAAAATGAAAGACGTAAAAGAAATCAAGCTTAGAATTATTGCCGCAGGATACAAGGCAGTGGATGAATTGATTAAGGTAGCAGAAGAGAGTGTCGTAAAGAGTGGCGATGTGGAAGGTGAGCTTGCCGCAGACAGGTTAAAGAATGCAGCGGCTACAAAAAAGTTAGCAATATTTGATGCGTTTGAGATTCTCAACAGAATAGAATCAGAGAAAGAAAGCTTAGAGGCGATAGATAAAGGTGTAAGTAGAACTGATACTAAACAAGGATTTGCAGAGCGAAGGTCAAAACAGTAGTCTGTGTAGGGTCATAAAGGATTGTATTCCTCCTGCAGTAGTCTCTAATAAGAATAGAGTGATGTCGTGGCTCTACGGTTACAACGAGCAGTACGATGTTGTCGTCATTTCTAAGAATGGCAAGATAGGTGAGGTGATAGAAATCTCAGGCTTAAAAATTGCTTTGCCTATAGCTCCTGAAAAGTGTCCTGCAAGACACCCATCTAAATCCGAGCAGTACTGGGAACGAGAGGACATCCCTAGAGAACTAGCCAAGATTCAATCCATATTCCAATGGAACGAAAAGCCAAAGGAGTTTAAGGACAGGTGGGTAGACTACATCGAGCAGGAGTTTGACCGCAGAGAGCAAGGCTATTGGTTTATGAACAATGGTGTGAAGACCTATATCACGGGCTCACATTATATGTATCTCCAGTGGTCTAGCATTGACGTAGGATATCCTGACTTCCGTGAAGCCAACAGAATCTATTGGATATTTTGGGAGGCCTGTCGTGCCGACCCCCGGTCATTTGGCATGATATACCTAAAGATTAGACGCTCAGGATTCTCGTTCATGTCATCATCTGAGTGTGTCAACATAGGCACGCTTGCACGTGATGCACGTATCGGCATCCTATCAAAGACAGGTGCTGATGCTAAGAAGATGTTTACTGATAAGGTAGTGCCTATTAATAGCAGGCTCCCATTTTTCTTTAAGCCTATCATGGACGGTATGGACAAGCCAAAGACAGAGTTGGCTTATAGGGTGCCTGCATCAAAAATTACCAAAAAGAATATGTATGAGACTGACGGCAATGATGTCGATGGACTTGATACATCAATAGATTGGAAGAACACTGAAGACAACTCATACGATGGTGAAAAGCTATTATTCTTAGCCCATGACGAATCTGCAAAATGGACAAAGCCTGTAAACATTAAAGAGAACTGGCGTGTAACTAAGACCTGTTTGCGTCTTGGTAGTAAAATTATTGGCAAGTGTATGATGGGCTCAACTTCCAATGCGCTTTCAAAAGGAGGACAGAATTACAAAGATATTTACGAAGATTCAAACGTAAAAGTCAGAAACGCCAATGGTCAGACCAAGAGTGGGCTATATTCTTTATTTGTTCCAATGGAATGGAACATGGAAGGATTTATAGATATACATGGTCATCCTGTTTTCAATAAGCCTAAGGAAAAGATACGAGGGGTTGATGGCAATTGGATTACAAATGGAGCTATAGACTATTGGGAGGCGGAAGTTGATTCATTGAAAAATGATGCGGATGCATTGAATGAATTCTATCGTCAGTTCCCTCGCACGGAAAGCCATGCATTCCGTGATGAGAGCAAGTCATCTATCTTTAACCTAACTAAGATATATCAGCAGATTGACTACAATGACTCCATGATTAAAGAGCATTACCTTACAAGGGGCTCCTTCTCTTGGAAGGATGGCATCAAAGATACTGTCGTGATTTGGACTCCTGATACTAGAGGAAGGTTTTCAATTAGCTGGTTCCCACCAAAACATCTTCAGAACAATGTGCATATTCGTAATGGTATTAAGTATCCCGGGAATGAACATATTGGGTCATTTGGATGTGATTCATACGATATATCTGCTGTGGTTGGCGGACGTGGTTCTAACGGAGCGCTTCATGGAATGACTAAGTTCCACATGGATGAGGGGCCAACAAATGAGTTCTTCTTAGAGTATATAGCAAGGCCACAGACCGCTGAGATATTTTTCGAAGAAGTGCTGATGGCCTGTGTGTTTTACGGTATGCCAATATTGGTTGAGAACAATAAGCCAAGATTATTGTATCATCTAAAGAACAGAGGGTACAGAGGGTTTTCTATCAATAGACCCGACAAACAGTTTGCGAAATTGACGAAGACTGAACGA